CGTAATCTCTCTAATAGAACTTCCATGTTGACAAGTTCTGTGGGTGCGTTGACAACATAAAACTCAATTGAAACATTATATGCATTGTTATCAAGATTAGGTGTGGCTGTAACTCCAACGAGTCTAGCCCTTGGTTCAAAGTTTTCAATCACCTCTTCTATCTTCATGGTAAGAACATATGCCGTGATAGGAGTCATAGGCTCAAATAGAATATCTCTCACACCAGAACCAATTTCGGGATGAAAGGGTTTCTCATAGAAGTTAGTTAGAACAAGATTTCTGACAGATCGTTTGACGGCCGTAAAATCTGTTACCTTGTTGATATCATTTGTTCCCGTCTTAGGTCCAAAAAACAAATCTATATCGGAATACAGTTGAGCAGCTCGTTCTTGTCCCTGATATGTACCGTCAGTGTATGCGTCTTTAGCGCCCATGAGTATTCCTCTTTATTATTATTTATACATTTTCTGATGTATTATGTTTCATGATATAAGGTTTATTAAACTTCCAAACGTCCTTTGCATTCACACGAACAAATGGTTTGTTTGTCTCATTTGTATTTGGGTTAGGAATTGTCAGCATGACATTCTTACCCTTCTTAAACGCACTAACTTGATTAGTTGTTCGTGCAAGGTTATTCTGCAAGTAATCTCTACGAAGTGCTTTACTCACATCTTTGCTTACGTTGTTGCGTTCACCCTTTGATGTTTGTGTCGCCCTTGATTTTTTCTTTCCCATAATATAACTCCTCTATATGTGTTTGTATTTATGTCTTTACGTCAGGTATTATTTTTTGAGCTCACTTCATGTTTCTATGTGCTGCCGGGGATGCCGTCGAGTCCACCTGATGCCCTGAAAGCGGCTTCCTCAGCGGCCTGCTCTGCACGATACCGAGCTTCGTCATCCGCCTCTTCTTTCAAAAATGCCTTTCCTTCAGCTGAAGCTTCCCAAGCTTTGTCTTTTGCATCCTCGGCGGCGACGGCGGCGGCAAAAGCTGCGGGGTCTTCGGCTGGTGTCGGTTTCGGTGGTTCAGGATCAACCTCTGGTTTATAAATACCAAGATATTCGTATCTAATAACTACAGCATACCCTCTGAATCTTCTGTTCCGGCTCGAGTCTCTCGTCCCGTTGCCGGAGGGCCCTCTCCATTTCTTTGTCTCAACGATCTCGCCCGACAATCTAAATCGATTCGGTAGTTTATATCCAACAACACCTTTAATATTGCCGGGGTGATTTGATTTGGGTATAATATCTGGACTTAAAATTGTAACACTACCATCCGAACTGATAGATGGTGACGATGTTGCCTTGGCACGTGACATCGTGTCCTGTCTCGGATAAATTTCTGCCATATGTGGTCCATTTCTACTACGATAGTATGGTGGTTTTTTTTCTTTTTGCCAAGCTGCATTAACCGCCTTCCATTCTTCCTTAGTCGCAATTTTTCTTCCCAATTTAATTAAATCATCTTTTGGTAGTACAAGAAGTTTCGCATTAGCTTCGTTTGCAGTGGGGTGAACGTAGACGGTTTTAACGAGAGTGGGTTTATGTTTTAAATTTTTGATTATTAATGAATCACCAGAAATTTCTACATTACTGATTGGGATATATTCCGTCGCCAACTTTCGTTCGCTCATGAAAGGAGCTTCTTTAGTTGCAACATTAGATTTTTTATCTGTGCTCACCGTTATAACAGTTTCTTTAACAGATATTTTCTTTGTTTCTGTTGCAACAACAAATGAACCCGTATCTTTTGTTGGTAGAGTTTTAGTAACCTTATAAGATTCCGTCTTTTCTTTATTTTCGGCAACTGTTACAGCAACATTTGCATTATCGTTTGATACCGAGGCGGCTTCAGTTACGGCAGGAACAGCTGCTTGTTTTGGTGCGATAGGTTTTTGCACTGCTGGTTCAGTACTCCCAGCATCTTTCTCAAGATTGGGAACAAGCGCACAAATATCACCACCACCCGATATTGCTTTAGTTGCATCACTAACAAGACTATCTAACTCTAAACCAGCGGACTTGATGTCATCTTCAAACTCTGTTTTAATTTTTGCAAGAGCAGAAAGAAAAGATGGAGTGCCGGGTATCTGTGAGGCAAGCCCTGCTATCTCTGCTTGTAAATTTAACTTCGGTAGAGTTGGTATCTCAATTGATTGAAGTTTATCCTTCAGACCCGCAAGTTCATTCTGAGCTTCTCCAAACGCAGCTGCAGCAGTAGATGCAGCTTCATCAAGTTTTGCCTTTGCGTCTGCTTTCGCATCAGCAAGTTTAGATAGGACATCATTCAGTTCTGGACTAGCACCACACAAATTTGGAATTGAAAAATCAACCATGACTAACCTCCTGCAAATACATTGGGACTTCCAGCAGCAACAGAAGTACATCCACTGATACCATCTCCAATTCTACCAGCACCTTTATCGTTGACAAAGACAGTCGATGAACCCGTTGCAATTGGTGCTGCATGTGATGGACACGGTGCGCCGGGCAGAAGATGTGTGGTATTATTATCACCCTGTCTCGACCATGCAATATTATTCACAAACACAGTTGGTGATCCTTCTGCTCTTACTGGAGTGGAACAGTGTGTAACATCTGCATCGCCAATTCTAGTTGCTGCGGGCACGTTCTTTCTCCATCAGTTCTTGCAGTCTCTCATTCCATACTGCCATTGCTTCATGTTGTTCATCAGTGTGATTACCATCTTCACCTTCTGGTTCTGGTGTGTCTGGCATAAACTTGATAACATTTTCGAAATCTTCTGGTATGTCTTCGTATTTATTATAAGTAACCAGTTCTCCATTCACTATAAATTGAAATTCAGCCATTAGTTCAAGTCAATCCTTGCACCGTTAATTGCTACGTTACCTGTAGAGGTATGAGTCCATGTTGTTCCTGTGGTACTTGTCCATGCAGTACCAACGATTTGACTCAGTGTTGTTTCTGGATTGATAGTCATTGCAGATGCTGACTTCATGTTCAGTGTGCTACCAGATTTAATAGAAACAATCCCCGATATGGTTGACTGAGATATATCGGTCTTTGCAAGCACAGTGTAATTAGAACCCGTTGATATATAAATACCATCGCCACCAGCGTTTGAACCCATCTTCTTACCCGTAACATCTAAATCATATCCACCACCAACAATTTGAATTTTAGATTTCTCAAAGGTGACAACCGAATCACCACCGACTCTACCTTTGATATCATCGTTGATATTGAAAGAATGATTACCGATAATCTCTTCTTCACGATTACCACCCGGCCCTCTTGGATGTGCATCGTTTGCAGCACCTACCTTGACACGATGGTTCTTGTGAATCTTCTGAACGAAGTCTCCTTCAATCTCCTGTATGTAGTCGCCCTTGATGAGCTCTCTTACTGAACCCTCAACTGTGATATTCTGTGAACCCTTGATAACGATGTTCTCGCTACCAATCACAATCTCGTAGTTACTTCCAACGATCTTGGTAACAACAGAGCCATCGGGGTGAATCTCTTCAAATGTTCCTGCCATGTGCTGGCGAAACATTCTTTCTGCGCCGGGGCTATCATCAACTTCCGTAATGTGACCAGACTCAGATTCAAATACATGGTTGTAGGGATAGACACCAGAAATGTATGGGTTTGCATCTGCAATAATACCTTTAGGGTGTGGCTCCTCCCAGAAACCCCGTTTTTCATCTTCTTTTAATTCATCACTGACGGTTTTTATGTTTGGTTTGGTTGCAGTTGGAATACCGTAAGAAATGCCCTCATCAACATCTTCGGGAGTTTCCCCAGAGGGATCACCAGCTAGTCTTTGTTCTCTACGGGAAATAAGAGACTGATGTGATTCTGAGTTTTCACCTCTTGCTAGTCTATTAGTATCAGGCTCGCCAACCTCGTGGCCACTATGTTCTATATCGCCGGGGTAAGGACCATAAGTAGGAGCAAATTCATATTCAGTTTGAAAAGAATCATCACTACGGGGATCATTAAATCCTGACGCTGGATTAGCTTCTGAATCTGGAATACCCGGCAATGTACCCATAATGACAGGTTGCTGTGCTTCAGTATCTCTAAAGAATCCAACAACCCACGAACCCTCTGTTATAAAAGAAGGTGTGTGACCTAATCCCTGCATAGAAGGATCAGTTACAGGGTGCATCACATGGGCCCACGGGAGATCAATAGTCTTAACCTGAGTCAAGTCATCACTGTGCCGTCCGAGAACACGAACACGAATCCTACCCAACTGAGCAGGATCGTTCCTGTCTTCAACCACACCAACGAACCAACTGAAACCGTCTTTACCCATGAAATCTTGCATGGGACTATTTATAATAGTTTAGTGAAGGTCTGGATCACGCCCCATGCGTTTTTCAACATGTGACCAGTTGTATTCCTCTATGTCATAAAGGATATCTGGATTGTTTTGTCTTAATATTTCAACACAAGTCAAGGCTTCTTCTTGATCCATGTTATCAGCAATTACTTCTTTTGAAAAGACTCTGTACTTAATCATGATGAACTCCTTTTTGAGATCACCAAATGCGTTCTGTCAGGTCCACAGTTAACAAAACTGTGGAGAATTGTAGTATCAACCTCATAGAGACAACCATCAGCGGGTATGTGCATTATCTGATTCAACGTAGGAAATATAAAATAAGCATTTGGGTTTGTTATAAGAGCCAGATGATAACGAGGGGAATTGTCCCTGTGAACAGTATATGTAGTGGAAGGATTCATTTCCATAATCCTAGCGCGTTCACCATTTACATCCTGTATTATGTCAGCAAAAACCGTGCCTTCATAAACTTCATTCAATACTGTATATTCTGACTGATCCTTTATGATACGGTCTTTCTTCTCGCGATTCTCACCAGCTCCATCTGTATATGGATTAACGACAGACTTGTTGCTGCGTTGCAAGCAAGTCTGTCGTCTTTGTCCATATATACCAGTACCTAAAACTTCGTCATTATCATACAGTTTATCGCCTAGACGCAGCTGTATAAGCTCCCATTCAACTAGACATCTATCTAGATCATAGCAGTGATTTGTTTTTCTTATTGGCATGGTGGGTTATTTAGACAGTTCCAATCAATTCATTTGGAAGAATGTAATCAAAATTTGCAAGACCAGAAGCATTGCCCTTGGTAATTTCGATATAGACAGAGTTCAAAGACTTTTCCTTGAAGGGAACA